CTATAACCGCCACATGTATGAAAAACTTTATGCCGCATCACACGACGTTAAAAACCACAGTCGTGCAGCGCGTCGTTCGATGTGGAAACAGGCGGGCCGTCACTTGGCGGAGTGGAAAAAACCGCTTAGTTTGTCAGATCAGTTCCGTCATGCGATGGAAGAAGCAATGATCAATGGCGATCGTACGGTTAATCACACCCTATAGCAAGGAAATGTCATGTATTACGTTATTTGCTTTGTCGTTGGCGTCACCTTGGGCTACTTTTTTGATCTTCGCATCGCCGAGGTGCTGCACAAGATTCGGCGTGTGATCGTTAACGTCCGTGTGCCCAAAGAGTAGACGATGCCGATTCCCACACCCAACGCCGATGAAAAACGCAGCAAGTTCGTATCACGTTGTATGAATGATGCCGTCATGAAACGGGAATATCCGAATCAAAAACAGCGTGCGGCCATTTGCGAAAAGGCGTTCGACGAGAAAAAACATGCTGCCTTAATTGCCGTCATGACGGCACGCAATTTTACGCCTTGCCAGATCAAAGCGGAAATCGCCCGCATCGAACGTGAGCAGGGAGAATGACATGCCCTTGTACGTTTATGAGTGTTATGACTGTGGCCATCAGGTAGAAGAGTTGCGACTCTTCAAAGACAGGGATAAGCCGAAACGTTGCACCAGTCCTTATTGTCTTGCAGGTGGTGATCTACAACGTGTGATTACGGCGCATGCTTCCACACCTAGTAAATGGAGAGTGTAATGCTGATCTACGATCTCATTCATTCAGCATGGCGCAATCATCCGGCCCACCCGTCTACGATGTCAATGTGTGAATCGGAGAAAAAGATTTAGCCGCAGTATGACGCGGTTTCTCCATGGGACTGGGTGTTTGCGGTGTGCGCCCAGTCCCAACAATTTATCTTATACACCGTATGAGGTTCACATGAAAAAGTTCATCACAATCGTCCTTTGTGTGTTGATATTGTCGTTTGTGATACCGTCCAATTTGGCGGGTCAAGCATCACAACAGTCCACCAATGAATGCGTGGTTTACAACGCTGGACAGTACGATGTGTGCATACTCAAAGGTGGACCGGTAGCCAACCCAAGTTTCCTACTGGTGGGCCGTTTGTCCACGTGTGATTCGACGTTTAACGTCCAAGGTGGTCTCGTCGGCAATCCCAGCGACAGTGCGTTTGTGCAAATGGATATGTACGCCCAGCGCATGCTGTCCACCGACAGTTGCGCCGTGGTCGAATTTTTCGCCTTGAATCTGGACGGCAGTGCTGTACGTGCGATCATCGAGCGTGACGGTCTGGCCGAAATCATCATCGTCGGCGAAACGAACTTCCTTCGCATCAGTTGCTCCGCCGAAGGTGAAACCATCCTCATCAATTTTCTTACTCCGGAACCGAACACGATTTAATGGACAAATCTCCTGTGGCAACCTTATCACGTGATGCCCAGATGCTAACTGGTGCAGGTCTTGACAAAATGGCGGACAACTATCCGCGTTTGTTCATGGCCATGATGCACCATCGCACGACTAAAGGCGATCGCATGACGTTCCGTGATAAGCCATGGTTGACAGCGATTTATAAGGACAACAGCCATGACATGGTGATCATCAAGTGCTCCCAAGTCCACATGACGGAGCACGCCTTGTGTGCGATGTTTACTCTTGCCAATAAGGGTAAACGCGGTATGTATGTGCTACCCAGCAAGGAACACCGACGTACCTTCGTTGCCGATCGCATCAATCGACTGAAAGATTACAGCCCACTGTATGCCAATGCCATCAAGAGTGGTGATACGGAAAGCGACAGCAACGTATACAAGTCGCTGTTCGGCCATGGCTGGAAATATGTGGGCAGCAACGTCAAGACCGATTTCTTTGAGTTCCCATGTGATGCGCTATTTTTCGATGAATTTGACCTGCTTGATCAGGACAACCTGCCGTACGCCTATGATCGTATTGCCAACTGTTCGCATCCTTACGTGTGGAAATTCGGTAATCCCACACGTGATAACTTCGGCATTCACAAAGAGTTTCTTGATTCGGACCAGAAGGAGTGGCACGTAACGTGTGAACATTGCGGTCATGAACAGATACTGGAATGGGAAACGCATTTCGTCGAGCCATACCTCAACACATGGAAACTGCGCAGCCCGTCCGGTCAGGCCATCTGCTTTAACTGTCATAAAGAATTTGATCGTCTCGGTTTTGGTCATTGGATTGCGATGAATCCGGGTGTGGGCCGTGTGAGTGGTTACCGTATCAGCAGGTTGTTCACTAACAAAAGCAAAAAACCGAATGACATCATTTGGCTGTTTAAGAAGTTCATCCTTGCACAGAATGACCCGACCTTACTGCAAAACTTCTATAACAACTATCTCGGCGTAACGTACGAGAATGTCGATTTCAAACTGTCGAAGGAAGCGATGCATCGTAGTATCTATGCGGGCGCAAAATTTGAATACGACCCGCATATTTTTCGCACGGTAATGGGTGTGGACCAAGGTAGCAAGTTCACATGTGTGATCAGTATGGTTTGGGCCGGCGAATTGATTGACATTCATTATGCCAACGTCGATCGTTGGGCCGATGTGGAAAAACTGGAAGCGGATTTCAATGTTGTATGTACCGTCATTGATGCGGCCGGTGGTGGCTATAATGAAACGCGTGATTTCGTGAAAGCCAAGGGTCACCGGTGGATGTGTTATTATCGACCTAAAGATCAGGTTAAGACCGAGTACAACCAAGATTATTCGAAGCAAGTGCTGGAGACGAATCGCACGGAATGTCTCGATGCCATGGTTAAAATGATCTTGGATAAGAAATCACACGTCAGGTCCGATTTCATTCATGCCAGCAATAAGCAATACCTTGCCCAGATGATGACTCCAGCGCGTGTGACTGATGCCAACGGTCGTCCTGTATGGACCAAAGGTAAAGATCACTATTTTCATGCAAGTGCCTACCGTTACTTGGCATTTAAAGTCAGTGGCATGCGGAGTAGTGTTGCCGCTGGCACCAGTTGGCACACCGGTGAAGCGTCCGAGTCCAAACAGCAAGACCCGAAAGCACGTGTAATTGGTGAACGTCCGACCAAGGACAAAAAATCCAAACCTAAAAGCTGGTCAGTATAAATGGCTACTCTGTATAAGATGCATGACTGTGGTTACAAGAAATGTGCACCATGCCACATGAAAAGCTATGAAGCGACCGAAATCGACTATGTATGTGATTATCTCGACCGCATCACACTATTCGGTAAACTGAACGGTGTATTCGTGGACATTGGTGCACACGTTGGCCTGTGGTCATTGTCGATGTCCGAATGGTATATTAATCGTTATGCCATCGTTCCCATTATCTACGCTTTGGAGCCGGAGTCAAAAAATTTCATGCAGTTATGCCGTAATGCACAACAGAGTGATACTGGAATACGGCCCGTTCAGGCTGCTGCATGGAATAAGAATACGCATCTATTTTTAAAAACGAATGAAAATCCGGGTCGCCACCAAGTCATCGATGTAAAATCGCAACAGGCTCAAATGATGCGCGTTCAGGCTGTCGCATTGGATAACGTCGTACGTGATGATGCCAATCGGCAAATCGATGCCATCAAGATTGACGTTGAAGGGGCCGAATTGCAGGTACTTAACGGCGCACGTGGTATTTTTGATGCGAATAAAAATCTACTCGTAGTTGTGGAATACAGTATTGAGCACCTTGCCGAATACGGTACGCACCCCAACCAGATTACCGGTTTTATGCAAATGAATGGATTTACACCCGCACGTGAACTTGATAAACACATCGTCGAGACCATCTGCGTCGACGACTTGAAGCGGGTGATATTCATTAAAGGAGACCTTAGTTGATGCGGCATTTTATAAAAACGATTTGGCAATCGGTCCGCAATTTTATTACACTCAAGGACCGTGTTGCCAATGTGGAGATCGAACGTCGTTACAGCACGTTGGATTGGGCGCAACGGCAACCGAAGACTAAACATGATCTTGATGCGCCGAAGGTTAACGCCAACGTGTACATCGCCACACGTGCCATCGCCGATGCGATTAAAGGCTTGCCCGTTAAAATCGTTGAGGTGGAAACGGTTGGTGGTGTGGAACGCGAAGTGGATGATAATGATCATCCTGCCAATGAATTACTACGCAATCCGAACACCGAACATTCATGGTCCGATGTCGTTGATCACATCGTCAAGTCATATCTCAACGATGGCAACGCCATTTTGACCATTGAACTGTTGACCGGCCCGAATGAATTTGCCCAGATTTGGCCGCGTGACCCGCGTTTGGTAGACATTAGCACGCGTGATCGTTCTTACCGATTCGGCGTATATACTGCCAACCAGAAGGTTTACCCGCGTCGGCGTGTGATTCACATCAGAGATATGGACGTAGATGACCCATTTTGGGGAATCGGCCGTGTGAACACCGTACGTGAAGAAATCATGATGGATTATTTCGTTAATCGGTTTAACAGCAACTTTTTCCGATTTGGTGCCACACTCAACTTGATGTTCACACCCGATCACGACTTGACCGAAGACCAGCATCAACAGATTCTGGATGCGATGAGTTCGGAAATCGGTGGAGCGGAGAAGGCGTTCAAAATCTTCATCAATCGGTATGCGGGTAAATTTGAATACCCGGACCAGAAACACAAAGATATCGCCTTCCTCGACCTGTTGAAACATAACCGTGAGAAAATTTTTGGTGTGTTTGGTCTTCCGCCGTTTCGTGGTGGTGTGATGGAGTATGCGAATTACGCGAATGCACTTGCACAAGACATCGATTTCTGGATGAACACGATCAAGCCGATTCTTAAAGTCATAGAAGACGGACTTAACAAGCAGTTGCTGTGGCCCATTTTTGGCCAAGACATCCGCATCAAATTTGACCTTGACAGTGTGCCAGCGATCAAAGGTGACCAAACTGCGGTTGAAGATCGTCTCCTCAAATTGAAGAAGGAAGGCATCGTCAGTGCGGAATACGTGCGTGAACAACTCGGCATCGATGAAGACGCTGCGCCCGTAGTGCCTGATGCGCTTAAGCCGACAGCCGGTGTTCCGGCCGATGGTGAACAACCCGTTGACGGTGAACAACCGCAACCGGCTAAAGCGAAGAAAGGTGAACAACCCAAAAAGGCTGAAAAGGAAGAAGTTGAGAATGCCCTATTTCGGCTGTTTAAACTACAACGTGTGACAGTCATTGCGGCCGCTAATGCTATGACCGGTGGTGGTTCAATGATGAGTGTATTGTGTGATCCAGACACACAAGCTCCTCGTCTATATAACAGTATATCTGCGGCCAAATCGTTCCGTAATAACATCGTTCCCATTCTCCGGAAACAATTAACTGATCGGGGAACGGTTACCTTGGCCAATATTGGCGTGTTCAATCCCAATGATCGGGCCGTCGAGGAATTGTTACGACGTGTGGATTTCCAATTGGAGGACATTGTTGATCAAAATATGACCATGCTGCGTTCCGTCCTAAGCGATGCGGACCGTTATCAATGGTCATATTTGCAACTTGAAAAACGTGTGAAGGCGATTTTCTCGTATACGCGGGCAGTCGCTATCACCAATTCGCTGTTGACTGATTTTGTTAATGGCTCGGCACTGGTGTTGTCCCAGATGAAGCAAACTGGTCACAACAGCCCAATCGATGTCGCCGTGCTCAGTAAATAAATAACCTGTCTAATCTTATTAAGGAGACATTGCGCATGGGTTCTGAACGAGAGCAAAATGCTCTTACACGGCTCTATGATGAATCGCGTCCCGATGTGATTCTCGTTGCGTGTGATGTCGCATTCGAATTTTCCGAAGCAACAGACGGGAAGGAAGGCGACATCGATATTGAGGGTTGGTTCATCACCGAGAACCTGATCGAGTCACGCAATTTGATCGTAAAAGCCAGCGCATTCACACACAAAGAAGGCATGTCGCTGTTCAATGGTCGTGTGTTGGCTTTCCATGATCAATACAAAGAACCTATCGGCGAAGTGACGAAATTAGAGATCGTCAAAAACAAAGGCATTCGGGGAAAAGTGCGTATTTGGCGTGAGAACAGTTCGCTGTTGATGCGTGCGATACGCGAAGGTAAACTGGAAGCCTTTTCCATCGGATTTGTTGTTGATAAATACGAGGTGGAAGAAAAAACGGGAACGGTCACTGTGATACAAGGCCGTCTTAAGGAAGTCTCGATTGTCAACATCGGAGCCGACAGCAACGCACTATTCGAGGTGCGTAATTCACTTGAAGACAAGAAAGCAATTACCACTAACTTATCCGAAAGGAGCCTTAACTTGGCTACCAAAGACAACACCCCGGTTACCGTTGAGCAGGTCATGTCCGAAAATGAAAAGCTCGGCGTGCGGGTTGATGAACTGCAGGGAATTCTGAACGGCATTCGTGAAGCGCAGACGCAAGCGGCCGATCGCATGATCACCAAGAGCGAACTGGCCGAACGGCTGGAGAAATTCTCCACCGATCTGGCTGGAATTAAGACCATGGTTGAGACGGTGAAAGCCGAACGTGCGGTTGCGGATACGCGGTTTGCCTATACGGATTACCGGTCCCTCATTACCGATTTCGTGTGGTTGACGGACGATGACGGCAACAAGCTCGGTGAAGTCGCCCAGCGCGCCTACTGTCTGTTCCAGATGCCGGTTGATTACGACAAGATGGACAACGGACAGGAACTCAAGAACCTCCGCGACCTGCATGATGCGATGTTGATCGCCGATGCGATGAACCGTTACAAAGGCCGCGATCGGTACACGATTCAGAATCTCAAACTCTACAAGCAGCTTGTCAAGCTGACGGAGAAGTTTGATAAGGACGTGGCTCTGGCCATGGCTGGTGGCAACACCGGTTATGGTGCGGAATGGCTTCCTTCCGAACTGTCGTCCGAGTTCAATGAGATTTTGCGTGTGCAGCCGCGTCTGGCCTCCAAGTTCCTTACGTGGAACATGCCCAAGGGTGGCTCGGCCAAGTATCCGTTCCAGAACGGCAAAGCCGTCGTGTACAAAGGTGGGGAAGCGTTGGTGGACAATGCGGAAGAGCACCGCAAAACTAACATCGCCACTGGTGTGAAGACCTTTACGCCCGATTTGTTCGTTGGTGCACTGGTTGCTTCCGAGGAAGTCACCGAGGATGCGATTCTCGATATGGTGGCCTTCATTCGTACGGAGTTGGCCAAGGCGTTGCTGGAAGGTTTGGAATCGGCCATGATCAACGGTGATGACAGTGCGACGCACTTTGACAACGTTGATGAGACCAAATACCAGACCTATCAGGTGGAAACGTCCTTCAAGGGTATTCGCAAGCTCGGCATTACCGTTACGCGTGATATCGAAGATTCTTCGGCCACGACGGGCGTGAACGCGCTCGAAATCGTCAACTTTACCGATGCCAAACAGGACATGGTGGAAGCGGGCCTCAATCCGTCCGAATGTCTCTATGTGACGGGCATCAAGGGCCGTTCGCAAGTGCAACAGGCTTTGTTTAAAGAAGATGCTCTCGGCGTTCTGGCCTTCATGATTTCCGGCACGCTGCCGACCATCGACGGTTCCGAAATTTACATTTCCGGTCAGTATCTGGAAACGTTGGCCTCCAGCGGCCTGTATGCGCCCAACACCGACGTGAAGCACACGTCCATGTGTTGCGTGCATAAGCCGTCGTTCCGTATTGGTCAGCGTCGTGGTGTGACGCTCGAATATAACAAGAACATTCTGACGCAGCAACAGCAATTCGTCGCCACGGCCCGTTGGGATTTCGGCAAGATTTGCGCTGATGCCATCGTTCCGGTCGCCGAAATGATCAACATCCAGCACACGGCGTAATTAACTACGTGTGATAATACTAAAATGTGGGCCGGTAGCACGGCCCACTTTTCCAAAGGAGTTTTACTTTGGCTAGAATGACACGCGCTGTTCGTGCCGGATTGATTAAGTTTGCGCTGTTGACGGGAGCGGCTGATTCTTCGACAGCCGGAATCACGTGTACTGCGGGTGATGGAACGGCCATTTCAGCAAACGATGAACTCATCGGCGTGCTGGAATTGGCCCAGACCACCAACGCTTGGACGGACACTACTGCGTCTTCGTCCATCAGTACCACTAAATTGCTCTGTCCTGCATCTGCGAATGATGTGGTGGCGGTTTGGTGGATGGCATGTGATGCCGGTTTGCAAGTGGATTCGCCGTTCGTCTCCGCCGAAGTTGGAGCGGGTGCATTGGCGAATGTGTCCATTACGATTTCGGGTATCACTGAAGAAGACACACTCATTTCCGTCATTGAAATCAACGCTTCAACCGGTGCATGGACTGATCGTACGGCCGCGTCCAGCATTTACGCTGCCAATGCGATTCGTTGTACGTCCTCTACGAACGGCAATTCGGTATTCGTCATGTGGATGGATGCCAGTCCTCGTGCATTTGCAGCGTTGAACTTGCAAATGCGAGTCGGCACGATTGACAGTTCACCCAGCACTGACCCCTCGTCTGCCACTGTGACGGGCATCAATTCAAATGATGTGCCGTTGGTCGTGTTATGCGTCGATGAAACGGATTATGACGCGTTGGATGAATTGACCAGCGTCACTACCGTTGCAGCCGACGATACTCTCACGATCGATGAACCGTCACCCACGGCATCGGCCGGTGCTAAGTTGCTCGTCTTCTATCAGAAGAGCAACGATCTTGATGCTTAATCTCGGTTCGAAACTACCAATGCGGGCTGTGTAATGCGGCCCGCATTTCTTAAGGAGTTAGCATATGGGTAATATCATCACATTGGATGAATACCGGGATTATGATGATCTTCCAAGTCCTGCTGAAAATGAAGATCAAATCGGTGTGTGCATAACCCTTGCGACCGCTTATATTGAAAGTAAAACCGGTCGCACATTTGAAATTGATCAACCGTCGCCATCACCACATGATGCGATTGAAATTCTTAATGGTAATGGTACGTGCCGACTATACACTCATAATGCGCCGGTCACCGGCATTACCAAACTGGAATATTGGGATGGGCAAGCATGGCAGGAATATGACATCGTTAGTTACCCGTATACCTACAAAGACAGCAGCAACATAATTTACTTTACCGAAGGTCACCGATTCATTAAGGGTTGGCAAAATACTCGTGTGACTTTCGAATATGGTTTTGATGCGGCTATGCCAACCGATCTGAAACAAGCGTGTTATCAACTGGCAAAGCATTTCGTATTGGAAGCGGACCGACTCGGTATCAACAGCCAATCGGACGGCGAACAAACATTCAGTTATGAGCATGCCGTTCCTAAATTCGTTGCTGAAATCATTCAACGTTATAAAACGGCGTACTAATGTCTGATTTCAACTTGACAATGCGGGTCACACCCAAGAATTTTCGCAGTTCCGCTTTGATGAATGCGTTAATTAAACTTGGACAGATACCCACACGGTTACTGACATCGCTTGCGGAAGATGTCACAACCGAAATTCAAACCAATCTTTCAGGTCGTATTCTACAACGGCGATCTGGCCGCTTGCACGATTCATGGAATTGGTTCGTCCAAGCAATAAACGTTGGATGGCAACTCATTATCGAAAGTGACTGTGTATACGCACGTATTCATGAATTCGGTGGAATGACGGGTAAAAATCACCGTACGCACATCAAGGCCACACATTATGCAACGAAGGCGATTATGGCCCGTAGAGCGCAAGTACACCGGTTGTGCACCGATTACATGGCCAAAATAACGGTGAAATAATGGCAAATACAAAGACAACGATACTCGACAATCTGGTCACTCAATTAGAAACGTCGTCCAGCGTGGCCAAGGCCACACGCATACTGTTAACTCCGGTCGATGCTCGTAAACATTCACCGTATGTGGGCTTAATAGCCGGTCCAGAAGAGGTAGTAGTCGAGGATTCAACACACGTTCGGTATGAATTGGACATCAGCATCATCCTGTTGAAAAAAGGACGAGACATCGAAACGATGTTAGATGCCGTCAAAAACGTTTTATATGGTAGTACCTTAGCAGCCACAATCGGTGCTCTTCAAATTCGTGTGATTGGGCAGGAAGAAGTAGCTCTAATTGATGCTGATTCCTACAGTTCAACCCGCATCGTTGCAACGATTACTTATGTTGCTACCAAAGGAGCATTTTAATGAGTGCCTCAACTGCACATAGCACAGTTGTAACGTTGCTGGGAACGTACGCGCCATCACCCATTTTTTCAGCGACGTATAGCACGCATCAAACGGCGAACTTAGTAATTCCATCGTTGAGTGTGGAAGTCGAAACGGATACGCCAATTAAGGGTGATGCGGCCATCGATCAGTCCGAAATCGTTGACAACCGATTAATACGACTTTCTATCCGTGTCCATACCGGTTACCGTTTGGGACCAATCGACACGGCTAACAACATAGAAATCACCGATGAAGTCGTGACTTGGTTGCGACAGCACATTAATCTCGGCAGCGGCTATCGAATCTTTGATGTAGCTGGTGTCGCTTATAATGTGGACCACATGTCAAGTGGAACCACAGGGTCAGAAATAACAGTTGACATACACAAGGTGGAACATTATGCCCAAAGTTAGCAAACCGAAATTAGACAAAACCATGGTGCGGGTGATCAAAACCGACCAACTCAACCAGCGTAAGCTCAAAATGATCGCCAATCGGTACGGTATTTCCCCGATTAGCGTGCGAGAACTGCAACTTGGTTTTGTTGAGGAAATTCCGCGTGTCGCTGCTGATCGGTTAGAAACCGATGGTTACGTTGTGCGGACCAAAGACAAACCACGTGTGGCACAAGCACGCGTTGATTCTTTAACCACTGACCCTATGGAGCCTGTTGAAACGGCCGAAGATACCAACGTTCAATCGGTATCAACCGAAGCGTTGATGACGGGTGACCCGGACAATGACGAGGAGCACATCTAATGTCCCAGACCTATGAAACAAGACAAGTTCGCTATGGTTATGCGGACCAAGCCGATTTTGATACTGTGGCCGTAGATGGGGCTGCCGTTGCGGAGGTCACGTGTGACCCGTTTGACATCGACCCTGATGTTATGATTCATGAGTTGCCGCACGTCCATGGCACGCGGCAACCGGTTGAAAACACGACCGTTCACACGACACAAGGTAGCTCGGCCAAATTCAGCGTAAGCGGACCCGTTGATTTGAATGACATCGACCAGTATGCCTATGCGCATTTTCAGAAAGTCATTGAAGGAGCCGATACTGAATTCACGAAGACCTTCACGTACTTTAGCACGCATCCTGATTTTGGTGCCAATGCTGGTCACTTTTTGACGTGGATTAAACGTCTACCAGTGGCCAGCACGTCACAAAAAGCGATGGGCTGTATTGCCCCACGTTTTAAATTGTCGGCTGAACGTGATGGCATGTTGATGTATGAGACGGATTGGGTTGCTCTTGGTACGACCATTGACACGTCCAATCCGTCCGGCACGTGGACCGATCGCGATGGTTCCGGATTTTTGTATTTCAATGACATTGCCAGTGCGACGTTGACGCATGGTGCAGCCATGGCATCACCTACGGCCATTACGATGCAATCATTCGAAGTGGAAGGCGCATACGAGACGGAAAAAGTGGGCCACAGCGTAACTAATGGCTTCGAAGAGCACGGCATCAAAGGTCGTTCTGGTACGTTCAAGATTAAATTCTTGCGTGACAGCACGGCCGATGAAGCACTGGAAAGCCTTAAAGAAGGCGAAATGGTCAAATTCGATGTCGATTTTGGCACGTTGACGATCTCGGTTACCGGCAAAATCGAATCGATGGAATATGATAAGGAAGGATTGCTCATCAGCCAAATCACTTGTCGCATGCTGTCCTCATATGCGGCCGGAGTTGTGGGTGAATGTTTGACGGTCGTCGTGCAAAACACCATCGATCGTAGTTGGCCCGCTGCCTAAGTTACATCACTAAGACAATGATGCCCGTGGTTATGGCCACGGGCATCTTTCTACTGGAAACTTTCTCCAAGGAGAATTATCATGCCTCTCCGCTTAGTAAACAAGCAACGCACGCATGCAATCACAGCGTGTGACACTATCTTCCGCATTATCAGTATGTCCATCGGGGACAAAGAACGTCTGCTCAACAGCATCTTAACTGTCGGTCCTGAAAATGGTGCTTTTGGACGGCTTTTGGACACCATCACGCCCGCCATCGTCGAAATTGATGGGTATACTGACAGCCCGCGCGTGGTTCTGGAACAGTTAACCGAATTGGCGGATTTGCAGGAAGTCATCAGGGCAATCATTGCGCATTGCCAACTCACGCCATCCGAATCAAAAAACTTACTCTCCTCGTCGGTGCAGCGTACTCCGGAATCGGTGGGGAATGCGGAGAATCATGCCGGAGCGGACGGAGAGCCTGTTTCAATCACACCGACGCAAAAGGACTCATAACGGCCAAAGGTCAAAACATGAAATCATTACGTGTGAATATCAACGATTGGGATAAAGTCGTTGATGCCGCACGTCTTCATGCCAGTGACCCGCATTTACCTATATGGAGTGCATTAGCCAATTACTACAGTGTGTGCATTCCGTCCATTGTGACGGACCTGTCTCGTAAACTGTGGAATTTACACCAACGAATTAGAGGCACACAAAACGAAACATACCAAAGTTACTATGATCTGCCCGCATTTTGGGTCAACGCGTGTGATATAATCGATGCAGAAATCGCACGTATTGATCGAGTTAGGGCCGATAAAGTACAACGTGAACAACGTGAATTACTGCGTCGCTTAGGTCAATCCAATGGCAACAAGTAAAGAAAAATTCCAACTCGTATTTGAAGCGCAGGAAGCTGCCTCCGCCAAAATTAAAAAGCTTAATCAGGAGCTTGCTGATCTTGGTGGACCCGCAATGGTTAAATCGCAACGCGAGATTAAGAAACTCGAACGCGAAATTAAATCATTGAGTGGTGAAACGCAAAAAGGTTCAATATTCTTTTCACGTTTCACACAGGGAATTGCCATTGGTAATATCGCAGCTGATGCTGCCGTTGCCGCATGGCGTGGATTCGTTGGACTGCTTAAGGAAACAGTTACAGCAGCCGGTGATGCCGAACAACGCTGGCAAATGGTAACGGCCGCTTTAGAACGCCATGGTGTGGCTACCAATCAGAATATCGCTGCCGTACGGTCATTTACTACTGATATGATGTTATTGACCGGTGTGGCAGACGAAGATTGGGGAGCGGCCGTTCAGACCATGGTAGACCGTGGTGCTTCATTATCGCAATCTTTCCAATTAGTTGCAGCCACAGCCGATATAGCCGCGTCTAAAGATAAGGACATGGCAAAAACATTGCAAATGGTTGCTGATGCTATTGGTCAACGTGATCTTGGTGCATTGGAAAAGTATGGAGTTGCCGTTGATAAAAATACCAGTTTTACCACACAACTGAATACGGCGATCGCACAACTAAATGCTAATTTCGGTGGGGCCGCAACCGATGCTGCCACTGGATTTTCCATCCGACTGAATGTACTAAAAGAATCATTTGGTGAACTACAAGAGACGGCCGGTGGCGTGTTGTTGCCCGTACTAACTGAATTCATCAATCTGTTGACCGATTTTGTAAATGAGTTCACCCGCATCAATTTCGCTGATCAATTTGACGCACAAGGAAAACAAGTTGTGACGACTGGTGCTGAGATGATCGACATGATGTCCAGCATGCGCAGTCATATGACTGGATGGGTAAACGTCGTCGTCGGTGGTAGTCGCATTATCACCAACGCGTTCCAAATCGTTTATGATTCAGTTAAAATGGCGCTGTCACCGATTGCTGATCTTTTAGCGGCAGCCTTGGCAGTATATAAGGGTGACACCGGAGCCGCAATCGAGATCATAAAGAATTCAGTAAGTAACGTAGGTGCGGTCGCACAAAGCACCAGTGGTGATATTGACGATTTGGCTGCCGCTGTCGTTCAACTAAATAACGGTTTGGGACAAGTCGCATCATCGGGGAATGATGCATCATTGGCCATCAAAAGTAGCACACAAGCTGCGGCTGATGCTATTGCTCAACTTGATGTGGTAGGACAAACTGTTAGTGGTGTAGCTATCAGTAATGCCAATAATTTAAAAGCGGCCATGGACCAAGTAACCGCCACTCTTCCGCAAGCTGTTGCCGATACGGGTGAAGCGGTAGATGAACAAGTTACAATGGCCACGGCGGGAATGATGGACACATCCAGTTATGCCATTCGTTTTACGGCCAATGCTGGCCAACAAATGAAAAGCATGATGGGTGGAGCCGTTGATTCAATGATTGGTAATATGGTTACCGGACGACAGAGCTTTGGCGAAGTATTCAAGGGCATTGCCCAAGACTTTATGACCTTTTTCATTAAGCAAGCCTTGGCCATGGTTATGAATATGTTCATTCCGGGTCTGGGTAGCATTTTGGGTGGCATTTTTGACACACCGGCTAACGATCGCATGGCTGCACAGCAAGGACGTGATTTTATGTCATGGTTCACACGTGGTGCATTGGCCGAAGCGCAAGGTGGGTCCGAATTGGCTGTTGGCATTGGTCGTACCTCTAACCGTATTGTACCCGTGGCTTCCAGTGGTGCTGGTGGTGGTGGCATGGTTATGATGAATGTGACTATTTCGGGCAACGTGATGTCCGATCAATATGTGGAAAAGACAATTGCACCAAAACTACGCAAATTGGTAACGGACGGCCGGTCATTACTAAGTATTCAAAACGAAAATAAAACGGGTGGGCGTGATGTCAATATTACTTGATTTTCACACCTATGAAGTGATGGATGGGGCCACTATCGAAACGGTAAGCAGTGAATCGACAGGCCATCCCGCCGAACATGCCATTTCACCATTGGAACCAAATTTTGCTTGGCAAGCAAATCAAGCTAACACACAACACGTGTTAACCGTTGATCTTGGTGAATCACGCACGTGTGATGGATTTAGTTATATACATCATGAAAGGGATACGACCGGACCACCGGTAGCACACGGCATTACTGTTACTGTTCAGTATTCAGATGATGCGACCACATGGAATGCAACCGAGTTAGCTTATCACAGCGATGGTAGTTTAACTCCGACTGATCACGTAACCGAGTTCATCAAATTGCGCTATTTTATCATCAGTAGTGTACCAGTAGCTATTACTGCACGTTATTGGCAGTTTACTTTTGCAGAATTGGCTGGTCCATTTTTTTACGCGCCGGTTGATATGCGTATAAGCATGTGTTGGTTGTTTCGGTTACATCAATTGGACCGTGGACGGAGTACTCCGGACAATAGCAGCATTGTGTACCCTGTTGGCGATTTAGCTTTACCATTCGGTAAAACATACCGCACAGGATATAGTGTTAACGCTTCCATTCCGTTTACCGGCACATGGATGGTTACCAACACAGAATACGATGTTCTTCGTAGTGTGATGCGTGAATGTAATGGAGTATACCGTCCATTTTTGTTACGTGATTGGGATAACACACGCCGTTTGTGTCAATTTACTTCGGATGAAATTGATGAAGAATTACTCGACTTGGACCTATACCGTGTTACATGCCAATTTGTCGAGTTACCAATCGTAAAAAAGGATAAGTACCACTAATGGCTATCGGCGACATTACCACAACGGCAATCGCAACTTTAGATTATGCTGCGAATGTCACATCTGAACACACCATGGTCCACCATTCTGGGACTACCTATGTACTTGGCCATTCAGATGCTAGTCGACATGGTTATATCCGCACATTTGACATTTCTGATGATGGAACGACCATCACAGCTATCGATTCGTGGAAATTTTATACTGGCACCACTGTTGGTGTGGCCATTGTCAAAGTTGCTGCCAATCTATTTTTTGTATTTACAAAGACCAGCGTTGGGTGTGAAGGATTTACGGTCCAAATTGACAACAGCGGAATAATCACGAAAGCCAAATATACGACAACTGGCCTGCTGTACAACGGCGTGCCATATTGCCCACGTGTGATTCGGATTAAGGACACCGACTACTACGTAACATCCAATCGTCAACAGACAACCAATTTACTATTAATTCGCGTGTTTCACATTGACCCCAATACTGGAGTAATCACCCAGACCGACTATGACGACACACAACCATTTGGTTATAACTCTGCCATCGTTGAATTACCCAATCGCGTGCTGGTTAGTGTAGCCAACAACACGACTAATCAAGGATTTATTCGCACGTGGACCATTAATGTCACTACTGGTTTACTATCGGCCGTTTTAGATAGTGAAGCATTCACCGTTGGAACTTACCCGTATTCATGGGTAAGCGTATTACCCGTTTACGAAAGTGGAAATTTGGTGGTTTTTCACTATTATGGGTCAGGCGACGATGGTTATTTACAAACGGCACGCGTTGACTTGGCCACCGGAGCAATTACATTAATCAACAACCTTGAATTTGACACCGCTTTGGCCACACGTGGACGTTTACACCGACTTGATTACAAAGGCAACTTTATGATTGCCTATAATGGCTACAGCGTCACTAACCCAACAACCGAAGGCTACATTAAAACATTCACCATTGATGTACAAGGTGTTATTGCGCTACACGAATCATGGGCCATGGGCGCATACGCATGGGACCCATATGGTGAATGCAGTGGCACGATTCTTCCCATTGGTGATTTAGATGCTGGCATTTTTGCACTCACACGTTCGCGTACTAGTGGCCATTATGGGTCAATTACGACCATTCATGTTGAGGCTGATCTTAATCTTGCTGGTTCTAAAAGCGTGCGGTTATTTGCACCTGTTGATGCACTACCAATATTAACCAGTGGGCGCAACACAACCGGGTATGCTGTTGGACGTGAACCAAAGTACACGTTAGATAATGACCCGGACACGTGGTGGACACCCAGCAGCACAGCCGACAGCGCGTTATACTATGATTTAGGCAGCGCAAAAACTGTTGATGCAATTACCTTTTGGCTGCACAACTACAATGAAGAGTACCAAGACACCAAATCATGGACTGTTTCGTATAGCAGCGACGATGCGACGTATTACGCTTTGGAAACTAAATTGTTTACCACCTATCGCACGAATTACGGGCCGATGATTGTAGATGAATTTGTTATTCCAGTTTCTGCTCGGTACTGGAAAATCGAATTCACCAATTTTGATGCGGCACCGGTTACGATTAGTCCGGAAATAAGTTGTGTGTGGTTCATGAACGACTACTCCCTACCATGGCATCACCAACGGCCGGAAATCAATAAACTACTATACTTTAACAATCAATCGATCACACGTTCTGGGCACAGTTTTGCCACACACGCTGGTTTGGGCAAACAACGAGTAATTCAACGGGATTTTGTGTTTGTAGAAAATGCAAATCAATGGACTAATCTATATGACGCGTACGCTGCTGCCCGTGGTAGTAACCAGCCAATCATCATTCAATCAGAACTGGATTCAAACCAGTATTATGCGATGCAGTTTGCAATTCCGCTGTCGCCCAATATGATTGACTCCAGCACACGCATGCCACGTGTGGTGTTACGCGAACTCGGCTATAAACGTGTGTCGTATACCGATCACATTTTAGGTGTGTTGGACTTAACAGTTGGTTTGTGGCATTTTCGTGATGACGCATTGGACGACAGCGGAAATGACAATGACTTGACTGTATCTGGCACACCTACATGGTATCATGGTGCTACTGAACATGACAATACATCAGTACAAATAGTCAACCCGGATAAGTACACTTTGGCCGCAGCCGATGCAACTGACTTTGATATGGGAACTGGTAGTTTTACTGTTGAGGTGTGGGTCCGAGTTGATGTGGCCACGACCAGTATGCTGGTTCATAAATACGTATCAGTGGCTGGTGGACTGATCATGGGTTTTGACTTAGGTTTTAACGCATCCGGTGCTAACCAGCGTTGGCAAGTTAAACTTGGTGATGGTGTGACAACCATTGCTACAATCACACCCAATATTGATTTGGGTGAATATCATCTATTTACAGCAGTAGTAAACCGCACGGCTGATACTGTTACTATTTATAGAGACGGTGTGTTATTTGATGGACCAGATGACATTTCAACCATTACTGGCTCAATGAGTTGTAACACACGTGATTTAAACATCGGTAGCACAGTTGCGGGTGTCTACATTGACGAAGTATGTATCACTAAGCGAATACTAACGGCAACTGAAATTGCCACACGTTATGCGGGCCGCATTGCCTACGGCGAATGGGGAATGTAATGCTGACAAAATCAACGATTTTTGATACATACGCAGCTACATCAGGTCATCAACGTGATGTAATTTTGGCCATCACCCAGAATAGTGTTACTTATTACTTTTCCACCCGACCGATGCCACGTGGTTTGACCTGTGGGCCAATCTATCCGATGTTACTGGAGCATGGGTCATTAAATGAAGGCATCGACATATTTACGAAGCAGTGGCATGTGTCCGATGTGACTTTCATTTTGTCAGATGAACCATATTATCCGGTGGATGGTGGCACACCCGTACGCGCTTCAACGTTACTGGAAGACTTAAATGGTGAAACGTGTGTGCTGTACCAATGGGTAGACGGCATCACCAATATCACTGATTGTCTGATTATTTTTGATGGTTACATTCTGCAATCATTGGAAGTAAACAAAAAACAAGCTCGGTTCACCGCACAGGATAAGAGCAAACTGTGGGACATGACCATCCCGGAACGTGTAATTGGTGATGTGTGGCCTAATGCACCTGAAATTAACTTGACCCGTCCGATTCCGGTATTGTATGGCAAGTTTAACGTTGCAGACCCCTATGATGATGCAGCCACAACTGCAACCGGTTTGGCTCTCGGTCTTTCCTACGAGAATAAACTTAACGGCAAATATGTAATAGCCGATCATGCGGTTGACATGGTTGGCACTCCATACCGAGAAACTGGTGGACCAACTGTTTTACCAGCCGCACGTTTGACCAATGGTACGACCGGCCCATCGTGGTTACAAGCACACCAAAACGTCATACTCGATTTTTACCTTGACGAAATTTTACCCGGTGTTTATAATGACGAATCCTACTATGAAAGTGAAGCAAACCGCATTAATTTAGGCGATGGAAGTTACAGCACGACTTGTCCGTTCTACGATCGTTTATCTGATGATGGAGACGATGCCGAAGGTTTAGCTCTGTTTGGTATCCAACATGAAAGCATTCTACGACAGCACGTGTTAAATGCGGGCCATGCGAAAGGTGGTTATCATGGCATCGCACATTCACACTGGCCCGAAGTTGAAATTCACCAGTTACGATTTTATATGTACTACGGTGTAGATGGAGCAACCGATTATCGTGTTGAGTGTGGGTATGCTTCTGACACTGGCACTGGTGGCACCAGTTTATTCCAATGGGAATCATCAAATTGGTTTTATCCGGGTGATACCACACACAATTTGGAATCATCTGATGTAAGTACCGACTTTCCCGGTGCACAGTGGGCTGTGGGCATCTACTGGAATTGTGGTAGTGTCAGTTCTTCTAATTCTGATGGCATCGTTGGTAACGCTATTATCGCAACTATGGCCGATGCAGTGATGCGTTACTATCACACCACAATGTACCAAGACACCCTGTGGTGCGCATCCAGTGGTAAAGAATACTACACCGCATTAACAGTCACTGATCGTGACAATCCTTATAACGTGGGCGCGGCGATAGAAGACCCGGCCTTCATTATTGAAGACCTGTATCGCACGTTCTTTGGTTTAACAAGTGCCAGTATTGATATCGCAACTTTTGACGCGGCTGCTAATGTAAATGTTATGGCCCGTATTGACATTACCGAACGAACATTAATTAGCGACATTGTTCGGCGTTTGTCAGAACAAAGTACATTTGTAATCGCTGCGTCTGGTGCTGGGAAACTACGTTGCATTCCACTAAATGATAAAACGCCAACCACTAATACCATTATACGCCGTGGACAACTGGTTAACGATGATTTTCGCATGACCAAAACGCGTTACATCATCAATGACATGGACATCAACTCCCGGTGGCAACCAGAGTACAACCGTTTCTTGGAGGCCAATAATTACAGCGACAGTATATCAGATGCGGCCGTTCGTACACGCCACGGGTCATTCAACTGGGAAAATATTGCTGGTACCAGTGCATCACATGTTGCCCAGCATTATGTTAACCCCACCGACGGTATCTGGTCAAAAGAACACATACAGGTCCAATTTACAACGGCCGGATTCACACACTCACATCTTGAACCCGGAGATTGGATTGAATTTGACCCCGACATCGATGACCTAAAAACGGCATTTGGTACGACGTGGACTAACAAACAATTGCTGATTATTGAAACGCAAAAGGACATGGACAGCGTAACGATTACGGCCATTGAGTTATATGTGTATGTTGACCCATCAGCAAGTCCGTCTCCATCACCAAGTCCGTCACCGTCGCCAAGCCCAAGTCCGTCACCAAGTCCGTCTCCATCACCGTCGCCTACTGGTGCCAGTTCACCACCGGCCGGAACAGCACCATGGGGCCGATATGATCAACAGGCAGCCACATCACCTATTACGCTGCCGTGGTTGGCTGCCATGACTGATAGCATTACCAATGTTGGGGTAACGACCGACAGCGGCTATATCGCGATGATGGACCATTACGCTTTGCAGTTTGATGCGGCTGTTGAATTGGACACCGATTCGACGTTTATCATCACAATTGATCGTAACCTAAGTGGATTTCCACCGTTACAACATGGAGCCGTAGACATTTATTACAGCAGCAATAATAACACGTGGACTAAATGGGGAACCACACGTTCTTACGTTAATGGCATGCATGGTTTTGGTAATAAAATATATATCGATGGCAATGGTCCGGCCGGTGTAACAGCAACTTATTGGAAACTCTATATCGTAGAGGCTCCGGGTGATGCTGGTACAGTTGGCATGACTGAACTTGAAGCAACCTTAGTCTAAAGGAGAGCACATGGGACTCTTAACATTCCTTGGTGATGTGGTCAAGCCCGTTGCGGATTTGATCGACAATCTCCACACATCAGGCGAAGAAAAACTGACGTTGCACAGTGAACTCACACGAGTCGAAAACACATTTGCGGAAAAAGTGCTCGACTATGAGCAAAAGATCACCCAAATGCAAGCCGATGTCATCATGACGGAAGCCAAGGGTGAATCATGGTTGCAACAGTCATGGCGACCGATCACGATGCTTACTTTTCTTGTGTTGGTCGTGCTGGATAGCCTAGGTCTGTTGACCCATGAAATTCCACCGCAAATGTGGACGTTACTCGAACTCGGTCTCGGTGGTTATGTAATCGGCCGCAGCGCGGAAAAGATCGTTCCGGCTGTCGTCGACAAATTCAGTAAAAAGGAAGGATGATATGTCGAACGGCAGCAATGAACCGATTGAATTCACACGTGGTGATGCAGAACGTCTGATTGTAATTGAAACCAAACAAACCGCCACCAATGAAAAATTGGATGATCTAGCCACCGGTATTAGCACCTTCATGAATGACTACAGTTTGCATCATGTCGCATTGGAAAAAGCCGTTGCTGCCAACACGCGCTTTCGTAAAACTACGATTCGCATTTTGTTATGGGTTATCTCGACCAGTGGAGGTCTGGGTCTACTGGCCGCTGTTGCGGAGGCTGCCGGTTGGCTTCATTGAATGAAGCTGCATCCGATCTCATCTACCACATTTTAGAACGCATTATTGCATGCGAAGGTGGATATATCGAGACGGTGGTACTCGAAACGGGTGAAGAAGCCACCTATCTCGTCCCAGACATTCCACCGCATATGTGGTGTGATGATTGTAAGAAACGATACATGTGCAAAATTCGGTTATTGAAACGCTGGATGGAAGCACCTGAAAAATAACGATAAGGAGTTGATAATGGCGAACTTTAGCCCTGAAAGTGAAGCGTTTTTGGCCACACTCCATCCTGATATGCAGCGCGTTTTAAGACGGGCGATCAAGATTTACGATTTTAAAATACTGTGTGGTCTGCGCACAGAAAAGGCGCAAGCGGAAGCTTTGGCCAAACATACGAGTACGGTCGCTTATCCGGAAAGTAAACACAACCGATCACAAAAATTAGATGGTACTTACGATTATAAAATGTCCGATGCGGTTGATTGTGTTCCCTTTCCTATCAAGTGGCCCGATCTTCGCAACCAAACTACCAATGAATATGTCAAACGCATGGGTGAATTCTACTTTTTAGCCGGTGTGATGTTCATGGCTGCGGCCATTGAAGGTGTGCCTATTCGTTGGGGTGGACGATTCAAAAGCCTCTTCGACGGACCCCATTTTGAGCGGATTCCGTAATGACAGCCGTTATCATCGTTTCATTTGGACGGGCCGAGTTGCTAAAGCATACGCTTGATAGTTTACTCAATAGCAACTATGACCCAGCCCAAGTCAGCATCACTGTGGTCGATAACGGGTCACAACCAGAAGTAGTAAGCCTGTTGACCCATTATCGACCACAAATTCATAATCTCGTGCTATTACGTAACAATAGAGGCAAACCTTACGCTTGGAATTTGGGCGCACGAGTGGCACAAGAACAATGCGATGCTGTGCAAATACCCAGCATTGATTACTTTCTGTTTTGTGATAGCGATCTCGATTTTAAACTGGGATGGCATGAGACACTAACCACAGCCTATAAAGAACATCAAAACCTTCCTCTGTGTGGTTTAAGTGGTATGCGTTGGCCGTCGCATAAATTAGATGCATTACAAACCGGTCCGACCACACAAATAAACGTCGTCCGCTTCCCACCCGGATGCTGTATTTTAATGTCCGCAGAAGCGTATCGACGTAACGGACCTTGGGACACCAAGCGTCTAATCCGCACTGTTGATACCTGTTATTTCCGAAATGCATTTGCACGTGGGTGGAAGAATGCAAGTATTCATCCAAACTCGGTGATTGACCACACAGGAAGAACCAGTCGCACATGGCATATCCAGACAGGTAAGCCTAAACTACTCCCCTGATCAGACGGCCGAACGTGGATACTGTCCCAACCGTTCAAGGTACCCACGGTACCCACGGTACCCGCGTTCCAAATATATGCATTGGATTGCGAAATGTTCGCAACGTAATATACACGCCTGTGCACGAATTTGCAACGAGTACCGTGGGTACCGTAAGTACCTGTAGATTTATTCTACGGAGGTACCCGCTCAACCGGTCGTATTCGGGTACCGTGGGTACCACAGTCGGTTGTGGTCTACCCCTCGGACCGTCGATTTGGCAACTGGTTTGCTATGTTTAATGATATGACCATGGGTGATCAACATGAGGTGACTATGGAATGGAAACGATGTACACGATGCGACCAAAGAAAACCGGATATTGAGTTTTACCGGAACGAAGTGGGTGTAGTTTTAACGTCAGTGTGTATTGCTTGTTGTGTGAACAAGCCACTTAAAAAGAACCAAGCCATCGCAGACGAACGCAACAACCTGCAAAAGCAAGAGGTAATACGCACACAGCGTGAACAGCAAAAGCTTGACATGCAACGTAAACTGATAGAATCAGGGTTGATTGACCCGTTAGGATTGTAAAGTATGGCAAAAAACGAAGCTGGTAAACCAACAGTGGGATTTATCGTTCACACGAAAGTGAAACGATTTGTTGCCACACGACGTAAAACAAAAACTCTTGTGCGTGGTGCGTTTCTCGACAGCTTAGAAAGTGAAGTTAAACGCATCGTGATGCAATCGGCCGAAGCAGTAGATTACCCCAGCCATAAAACGTTAGACACCATCATCGTTTCAGTTCCGAAAATAAAAATCAAAGACTGCTTGGTGTGTCATACCCGCATCAAACAGTGTGTGCATGATTTCAAACCGGACATGCTGGTGTCCAAGCGATTTTTGGCTGATGTAAACACCCACGCGGCCGCAATGGTCATTTCTTCACTGGAGACGATCACTGGTGTGTACTTGGAGCAAGTTGCATCGGGTAATGCAACGGCTAAAATTGTCGATCGCCAACCGAAAATGGCCCAACAAGCGATCGATGCCGAATTACCTGACCTGCCGAAAGCCGATGACGCGGATAAATACACCTTCGAACCTGCTTTGCCGCGTGAATACATAACTGTTACCTGTCAAGTGCAGGTGCAAGGTATGACACTGCTGGTCAATGATTTTATAATCTTCACCGGCAAGACCAATGAACAAATTAAAAAGACCATGACCGTCATGGCCACACGCGCTTTGAGTTTGTTCGGTGTGCGTGACCCTGTGGAGGTTATTGTATTGGAAATCAAGCGACAAAAGGAGCGTTTCAGTGGCGCAACGAAATAGCATTCACAGCAGATATGTTGTTCTTCCGGATACGCATGGTGAATTGGTTGATCGACCCGCGTTGGAGTGCGCGTTGCGTGCAATCGAAATCATCAAGCCGACTGGCATTATCTTTTTGGGTGACATTGGCGAATGGTCAAGCATCAACCATCACCGGCCCAAAGTGGAAAAGATGCCCGCGTCGGAACTGTCGCATGGCGTACGTCGTGATGCCCGCATGGTTCGCAAATACGTGCTTGACCCAATCGACGAAGCGTGTGATAAGGCCGGTGTAAAAGACAAGTACATGTTGGAAGGAAACCATGACCGTTGGTTGGAATTTTTCGTCGATGCTTACCCGGATTATGCCGATACGACGTTCGACGAGGCCACCGGTTACCGTTTCGACCAGATATTCGACTGGAAGCGGCGCAACTGGAAAGTCGAACCATGTGGCAAATTATTGAAGATAGGAGAGCTTCATTTCTACCATGGCCACCTATACGGTGGTATCCATCATGCCCGTAATCATTTGATGCGAATGGGCGTTAATATCGTCTACGGCCACTGGCATGATTTTCAAGCCGTCCACATCACACACGTGGACGGACCCAAAGGTGCCTACTCCTTGGGTTGTTTGAAAAACATCGACCCGGATGCAAATCAGTGGCTGGGCCAACGACCGACGAATTGGGCGCATATGTTTGGTGTCGTCGATTTTTACGCTGGTGGTCGCTTTTCCGTTCATCCTGTTCCGATCATCTTCGGTAAATGTACATTAATTGGCACCAATGAGGTGATTGACGGCCATACCCCACGACCACTGGTCAACGTTAAACGTGGACCGACCAATCGACGGCCGGTGAAGAGGTAAATTTTGCTGTCTCGGTCTAATACTATTTCCTTCCTCTCATTACTGCAGGTCGTCCAAGACCGGCAAGTTGTTGAAGAATGGCTTGCCGGTCGTTTCTCTGGCACGATTTTTGCTTCTATTCCCAATATATGTCCGGTATGGTTTCAACAGAGGGGAACGCACCCCTATCAAGCGCAAGAAAGACCTGTCGTTGAGAGGATATTTCTGGGAATACCTATTTTTATTTTTAAGTTTAACCGTTGGCCTTTGGTGGGCATCGACGACGGGCACCATTCTAAGTTAGTGGTTACTAACTGTGGGGCCACTGCCCTGCATATATGCACGTTCCCAATACCTTTTGTTTGCATAGTCGGTTTGGCCAGAGTTGGTTTTTTCGTTGGTCCACCGACAAACGACGAGGCATCGTCGTTTAGTTTCATTTGTTTCATAGTTTCTGAAACGATATTCCGATCGGCCACCCAAGGAAAGGTTTCTCCTTTGGTTCTACGGTTTGGCACGTCGTATGCTCTCTTTTATAGTGTAGACGATAAGACCAACCACCTTTTAAGGAGGACGTTATGAACCAAAACAAGGAATCGGATGAAATGGTCGCCCGCGTTAAGCGGGCTTTCGATGCCATTCCTCATGACCGGGAACTGTCGGATAAGGAGATATCGGAAGCGGCCGAGGTGCTTCGTAATTCTGATCAGGAAATGGCCCAAGGCCACCTGCAGTTCTGTCATGATAACCCCGGTATGTATGGCCTTTGCGCTTGGTGCAAGCACTACTTTCTGCGGGCCGACAACAGCCGGATTTCACCAGCGTTAACTGAAGAGCAATTCGAAGCGACGCGTCTTGACGGTACGAGTCATGGTTGCTGTCCCGAATGTCGCGATCGGATGATCGCCGAAGCTCATGAGGTGAAATCATGACGACCAAGACGAAAGCCCAACCGTTGACCGACGCGGATTTCGAATTACTGAAAAGACGCGAAGAGGTTAAAGCCGAACTTAAACGGCTGGATGAGCACCTTAAGCCCAGAATAACGGCGACGATTGATGCTCATGGAACGGGCAAGGCGAAAATCAGCCACCATGAGGTGGAACTTAAGCGTTCGGTTCGGAACACAGTCTCATGGAAATCACTGTGCGCGTCGCTTGTTCCGGAAGACGTGATCTTGTCAACCCAACCCGATTTTACGGAAGAATATAACGTCGATTCGGTGGAGGTGCTGTCATGAACCGTTCAGAAAGAGAAAAATTGGCGGACGTGTCGAACCAGCTTCATAATTTGCTGGAACGCAAGGACTTCGATGGAACGACCTACCTTTACGCGGAACTCGAACGAATTCAAATCGACGTGAACCAACTGTTGGCCGATTCTGAAATCAAATTACCGGCCGATAACGTTGAATCTGGTTTGTCGGCGACGCTGGATGGGCTGGACCTAATCGAGGAAGCGACCGAAATCGAACAGCCCAACAAGACCTTGCGCGTTGGTGATTACGTGCAGGTGGCCCGTATTCTGGACGAACAGACGACTGACAAACGGAATGTCGGTCGTTGTGGTCAAATAGTGAAGCAAATCCTGTCGGCTCAAGACGAAGCGGGCGATCTTTACGAGGTGGAATTCCTGCATCCGAACGGTCAGCCGCAACATTGGATGGATACGGAAGCGGAAATGCCGCGTAATCATTCGGCCCTCTATCGGGCCGAACTGGACCAGATCGAAAAACCGGCCCGCTTGACGATCTGGGGTAAAGACGAAATGGGTTGTTATGCTGATGGGACCAACGGTGAAGACAACAGACGGTGTGTTTTGCGTCAACTGTTGCAGTTGGTTATTAATATCGAAGAGCGCGAAAATGGCGATGACCCGGATTTCCGGCCCGTCATCGACGAAGCATATGCCTTGCAGGTGGAACTGGTGGGCGATGCATCCGAAGGTTATGAAGAGGAAGACGCGGCCATTGGTCTGCTGAACAATCACACCGAGGATGGATTTTCGTTTCAGATGTACGAGGGTGACTTGATGTTGGTGGATAACGAGGTGGTGTGATGTCGCATTTGGTGATGGACATCGTAACGTACGATTTGCCGAATGGAACCAAGGCTTATCGTACGTTAATCTATCGGATTCCGGATACGTTCAAGGAATACATTGAAGACCCACACAAGGAGGACGGCAATGACTCGGTTTGAACAGGTAGCATTGGGAGTAGCGGCCACTGTGGTTGGTATCGTTCGTTGATCAACCTTGGCGATAAAATCGTTGGACCCGATAAGTAATAAAGGAAGGACCAAATGCCGTATATTAAACGACAGGAACGAACCGAACTTGACCCGATGATCAAGCCGTTAGTGGATTGGTTGCGGGCCAAGAGTGCAACCGAGGTGGTGGGCTTTCTCAACTACGTGTTCACCAAGATCGTTATTTCGTTGTGGGTCAATTGCCGATCGTATCATATGGGAAACAGCATCGTCGGCGCATTTGAGTGTGCATCGCGTGAATTCAGTCGTCGGTGGCTGGACCAATACGAAGACGAAAAAATCGACAGCAATGGCGACGTGTTTCCGTTCCCCAAGCAGGTGCCGACAGTGGCTTTCAAGAAACCGGCCTACCCGCACGCATTACCGGAAGGCACTACCGTTCAGAATCACACCGATCACAAGCGATATATGGTGGTCAATGGCTATCATCCGTCCGACGTATTGCACGGCCGCAAGATCATCTTGTTGCCGTTGGATAGTCATCCATCCATTTCGTTTTTGGCTGATGCGAACTGCATCGGGAACGACTACCGCGTCATACACTAAACAGGAGCATAAACCGCTTTATTAGGAGAATTGACTGATGAAGAAGACCAGAAACAACACGAAAAAGGCGAAGACCGTCAAGACGAAGACCGTCAAGGCCAAAACCGTGAAGCGTGCGAAGACGACCACCGGTGGTCCGCTTTCCAAGGAACACAAGGCCAAGTTGAGTGCGGCACTCAAGGGCTTGATTCCGTGGAATAAGGGTAAGAAGACCGGTGTCAAGCCGTGGAATGCGGGCAAAAAGACCGGTATCGAACCGTGGAACAAGGGCAAACACACCGGTTTGGCTCCGGCCAACAAGGGCAAACGCGTGAAGAAAGCCAAGTCCACGAAGCGTGCGAAGACGGCCAAGGCTGCCAAGCCCGCGAAGGTGCAAAAGTTGCATTTGCGCCCGCACATCGTCAAGTCCATCAAGGCCAGTGAAATCAACGCGGCCAACGCAAATACTCCGGCCGTTGCTCCGGTTGCTGCCGAGTAGCATTACACGCCAATACAAGCGGGCCGGACCTAAACCGGCCCGCTTGATAACACGAACCTTGTAACATAAAGCACGTTGTCATGATTCTACGCGAAATACCTATCGTTAAGAAGAGCCGCATGAACAATCCCAGACGACGACGCTTGACGGCGCAAGAGTGGGCCGATCTTTTTGAGCGTCATTGGGCTTGTGTGCTCGACTGCCAGTGGGCGCATTTTGCTGCGATTTCCGGTTGTCGAATTTCGACCGTACGCGCACGCTTTAATCAGTTATATCCGGCCGGTCGCATACGACAAACAGTATCCATCGAGAAGCACCCACTCCGACAAACCGATTGGACCCAAGACGAAATCGACACATTAGTGGAACTGGTTGAACGTGGCTATGCGCCCGAAGACATCGCCACCACCATGCATCGAACGATTGGAGCCTGTCGTGCGAAATACGCACAAATCGAAACGGGTGATCTTCCGATGCCCGCTACCGCTACCGATTTGCCGCGTTGGAATGCGGTATATCGCACGCTGTACAAACAACAACAGGAACTGGAACTCATCGCCCAGAAAGATGCGGCCGGTCGTTCAGCAGCGGGTATTGCCCAAGACATCGGCTGGACGGTAACGGCCGTGGAACAAGCATTGCGGCAGTTACAAGACAAGAAAAGGTCGATACGAGCTTAGTGGGCTGTATGGGAACCGAAGAGGCTAATACGAACCAGTACGAAAGGGGTGATGCCACGCTAATCATCACACGCTCGTTTAAAGACATCGTGGATAGTAAAAGACTGAAAGATGAAACGACAAACCTGAAAGAGGAGAGTATCATGGCTAAGGCCAAAATACCGTCACCCAAACCGAAATCGAAAGCGCAGAATGTCGTTGACACGTGGGCCGACCCTCGTACGCTGGGAATCAGCGATCGATCGTTTTTCAAGCCCGAAGACGGAAAGACCAAGCGCATCCATTTGATGGGCGACCCCGTGCGGGCGCATGTGCAGTACGTGCAGGGTCTCGGATTTATCAAATCGTTCTGTCAGTACGAGAATCGCAACGGCGCACAAGTCATGGTGGAGCAGGGTATCGATGTGGACCTGCTCGGACGTGAACCGCAGATGCTATGGATGGTGCCCGTGCTGGTGTATGACACCGACAAGAAAGGCCAAGTTGGTGGCAAAGTCGAGTACGAATTCCAGTTGTGGAGTTTCTACGCCAACGACTACAAACGGCTGTACACCATGGTGACCGAGTGGGGCCGCGGGGAATTCATGCGGAAAGACCTGCTGGTTACCGGCACGAAGAAAGGCAAATACATCAACGCCGATTTCAACGTCGCGGCCAAAGACGCGCTTTGTCTGGCTCCTGGTGTGTGCGAACGTGTGGAAGCGGAATTTTCCGCCTACCAGTATCGCGATGCCAATCGCTGGATTGCGCGTGATGTAACGGAAGACGAACTCCGTGCGGCCGTTGCCAATGTCGATCAGTCAACGGGCAAAGTCGCCGATGCCCAGAAGTAGAACGGAACTGCAACCATAACCCGAACGCGGGCCATAATAGTGTGGCCCGCGTTTCTAAGGTGATAATGGATAGAAAAGAGTACATGCATGCAAACACTATTCATTAGCCCCTATGTGGGAGAAACGGGTTGGGAGTTGATGTGCTGGCAAGGTTTTATACGGAAACTGGCCAAACAATATGACTATGTGACCGTAGCTTGTCGTACAGGCCACGAGTTGTTGTACTGTGATTATGCTGATCACATTATTCACTATGACCCACACGTTGAAAATACGGACATGTGGAAAAACTACGGGGAAGAATATGGTGTGTCACTGTTTTTAGCATCATTACCATACCACAATAATCAAACGATTATACACAATGATGTGTATCAAACACGTTGGTGGAACCATGAGCGGTGGGATGTACAACAGGAACTTATCCCGTTTAATCGTTTTGGAGGTGACGTACCGGCCTATGATGTGCTGTTGATTGTACGCGATACGAACAAATGTAATACTGGTTTTCGTAACTGGCCGGTATCACACGCAACCGAGTTTACTCAACGGCTAAGATCAAGGGGTTTTACTGTTGCATGCGTTGGCAAACGCGGGTCAGCAGCAGCAATACCCGGTACGGCCGATCTTCGTGACCTGCCGCTTTACAAGTTGGCGCAGATTATGGATCATGCGCGTGTAATCGTTGGCCCGCAGAGCGGCCCCATCCATTTTGCTACGTTATGTAAATTGCCTCAAGTATGCTGGCAAACGTGCCCAGAACACGCCGTTCGAACGGTTCAGCATTGGAATCCATTTAACACCAAGGTGTATACAATGCCATCCGATGCGAAATATTGGCGTGAACGTATTATGTGGCTTCCTTTGATAGAAGATTTAATGTATGCAACCAATACCCTGTTACGTGGAGGACTGGTTTAATGAAACAGCTATTTATCCGTTTCTGGCAGTGGCTGTTACGTGTGATGCATCTTGCCAAACAAAACGTGCAACAGGCCTTGGGCAAAACGAAAAAAGCGGTCTACAATTGGCGACGCGGCCATGTGCTGTGGAACAGCCAACTCGGTACGTTTCGGCGTAATCATCCAAAAATTGGCCGTAATGACCCTTGCCCCTGTGGTTCGATGCGGCAATCTCCGCGTGCGACGGACCTACCCAATAAGTTTAAGTGGTGTCATGGTAGGTCATAATGTATAGACGACGAGCTATCAAAGAAGAACGTAAACGACGATTTACTACACCGAAGGAGTCCATTATGCGTGGACCAATGCGGGTATTGGTTTGGGCTTGTGGCTTTGAAACGCGTTTTGCTGGTCCTTATATCGCGGCCGAAGCCAAACGACAGGGACTTGAGGTTCGTGTGTGTGGCAGTCGTGAAAATCCACGGCAAATGTTGCCGGTGTTGGAATCGTATAAGCCCGATCTCGTGCTGTCCTGCGCCATTCGGCCACAATTACGTGGCTATTATGATATCATTCGTGCGACTGGTGCGAAATTAGCGTTGTGGTATCCGGATATGACGGAAGCGCGTCGTGATCGTATGTGGCGGAACTATCTGGATAATGCCACCGACGTGCTAATCTTTTCCATTTTGGAAACGGCGCAGCGTTATCAGGAGTTGGCTCCCACTGTGCTGTGGATGCCGCAGTATTTTGACCACCGTTTTTGTTCGGATGCTAATGGCAACTTGCCAAAAAGATTGGACCCCAGCAAGCCGATTTACGATGTGTGTTTCATCGGTTCGTGTGACCCGTTACGTGATCATTGGTTGGACCACTTGGAACAACGTTATCGGTGTTTTTTCCACCGAGACGGCATCAAAAATCGGCATGAACTACGTGGTTATCGCATGGCCGAAGTTTATGCCCAAAGCAAAATTGCAATCAATATACAACGGGAGTTGTTTATGAATTGCGGCTCGTTCGTTACCAGTAATCGCATGTATAATGCCATGGGCAGTGGTGCTTTCTACATCAACCATGTCGTCAAAGACCTTGATTTGGTCTTTACTCCGGGTAAACATTGTGTGATGCACGCCGACACGTTGAACGATTTGTGCTGGATGATCGACGAGTTTCTGCGTGAAGAACGACTACGTGAAGAGATCGCGTATGCGGGCCAACAGGAAGTGCTCAAACATCACACGCTGGAACAGCGCGTCAAGGAATACTGGACTGTATTTCAGGCTGTGGTTGATGGAAAAGCGGGCAGTATTCCTCCGGGTGCTTTTGGCCAATGGGTGAAGAAATGAGCGGCTGGGAAGTACCACCGGAAAGAAAGTCCACGTACAGTCGTCCGAAACATGAACCTCGGACGATCACTAAGCACGTGTCAATGGCTGATGACGATTATGCCATTCCGACCGAAGAGCAACTTGCATCGAAGACTAAAACCGAATTGATTGAAGAGGTTATGCGTCTTCAAAAATTAGTGCGTGAAATAGCTGTGGAGCTTGGACTTGCGCGTCGTTGTCCCAGCAGCGAATGTGTGATCGATATGCACTTTGTCGGCCACATTCAAACGATCGTCAAGGGCAACTGGAGATATAAGTTATGAACGAAACTTTAATTGCTTACTGGAAATGTATGTGCTGTGGACACGTACAATTAAATTGGTTTGTGGTTTGTAGTCATTGTGGACACCGGAGATCAGCATGAACGAAACGACTATCACACGCCAGATAATGAAGGACTGGAAACGGCAGAATGGTTCATCGCTCTGGTCTTATAAAATACCGGACCCAAGGTTTGGAAGTGAAACTAATGACCGTGCTGTGGACATTGTGGCTTGCTACGACGGAGTATTTATCGGCATCGAGTGGAAAATAACGAAGAACAGTCGAGCTTTGCCGATTGATGGCTGTGGTAGCGTACGACTTGGCCAGTTAGCAACGCTGTGTGATATTGAAGCGGCCGGAGGGATAGGTTTTGTTGCCGTTGTCGTGTATCATGGGCCACACGATAAATGTGTTTATATGGTGCCCATTTTCGATTGGAACCGCATGGTGGCCGTGATCGATACTAAATCCGTTCATGTGGAAAAGGTTTTTCCGCAATGGAAGATAGTACAGCGTCGTGTGGGACCGCTCATACATTGGGATTTCCAAACGATAGAAAGGTATATTGATGCACGAAGACACCGCACCACTTGAAGCGGAGGTGATTCAGGCGTTGACGCATTGGGATGCGACTTCGCGCTATCGAGACATCGTTAGCACGAAAGATTTGGAACGCATTGTGCGAACCAGTGCCAAGATCACAGAAATGAGCCTTGATACGGAAACAACGGGCATCGACACCATCACTGCCAAGGCTCATGGTTATTCATTCAGTTTTGAGCCACACGTCGCATTTTGGGTGCCGATTAGGATGGACCCACAGTTGCGGCTGTTGGCTCAACTGGTCAAAGGCAAACGTGTGATTTTTTTCAACGCGGGCTATGATTTGGCCATCGTTGAGAAAAATAAAGTACGCATTCCGGAGGCCATGATATGCGATCTCATGATTGCCTGTTTCTTTCGGGACGTTCTGGGATACAAACTCAATCCCGGACTGAAAGCGCAAGCCAAAGTCATATTGGGTGGCATGACGACATTGGAATTGAAGGACATCATCGCGGCCAACACCGGCAAAAAGCCAAAAAGTAACGAGATCGATTTCACATTGTTGGATGAGCGGCAACAACGCATTTATGGCTGCCAAGATGCGGATTTGACGATGCAGTTGTGGCGTGACCCCAGCGTCCAAGCGGCCGTTAATCTCCGGCCCGACATTTGGAAACTGGAGCATCGGCTCATTCGGCCCATTATGGAAATGTATGCAAATGGTGTGGGCATCGACCTCAAACTCAACACCAAGTTTGATGCCATGCTGGAAAAGGCGTGTGATGACCTAAGTCGCAAAGCGCATAAAATGGCTCTTAAGGATTGTGCTACAGTGAAGGGTGAAGATGGCGAACCAGTTTTTACCAATGAGGAACTTGCACGTTTGACGCGTAAAAAAGGTTTGAACTTGGGTTCTTTCCAACAGAAACAACTATTGCTGTTTGAAGAACTTGGGTTACCACATACGCGTCGTGTGGCATCGGGTTGGAGTACCGATCAGGAAGCGTTATCAGATATTGAAGGTGAACACGATATCGTGCCGGTCGTTATGCAGTATAATCGGGTAGTGTCTCGTCGTACGATGTACACGAAAAAGCTACCCGATCTGGTCAATCCGGTAACTGGTCGCATTCATCCCAGCCTGTGGGCAACAGGTGTGAAATCCGGCCGTTTTTCGTGTTCGCATCCTAATATGCAGGGTATCAGCAAAGACCATGCGGCCGATGATATCGTGCAGATACGTGAGGTGTTCGTTCCGGCCAAGGGTAATGTGTTAACATCGGCAGATTATTCGCAAATTGAGTTACGTATTGCCGCTTCACTGTCACGTGAGCCGGTGTTATGTAATGCTTATAACGCGGGCAATGTGGACGTTCACCGGCAAATGGCATCAGAAATTTATAAGGTGCCCTTGGCCAAGGTCACACCTAATCAGCGTGATATCGCAAAAACGGCGAATTTTTCCATTTTGACGGGTATCAGCGCGTATACGCTATCCGCACGAAATCGCGAAATGTTGCCTACGCAAAAAGACGCACAAGATGTGATTGATCGCTGGTTTGACGCTCTACCGACGTTGACATTGTGGATTGAACACATTAAACGTACGGCCCGCGTTCAAGAACGAATCGACACATACTTTGGCCGTCCGCGTCCGTTCCCCGAAATTCAGCATCCGAATCCAGATTCAGTAATCAAACGTATGAACAGTTTACGGGCCAATGCTTGGGCCGAAGATAAAAGCGATGGTGAATTGGAGGAAATCGCCATTCGTTCACTAACGGCCGGACACGAACGTAAGGCATTGTCACACGTCATCCAAGGAACGGCCGCAGACATCATGAAAATCACCATCGTTAATGTACGGAACCACATCAAGAAGGCCAAGTTGCCGGTTAAGATGTTGTTGACCGTACACGACGAGTTGCTATTCGAACACCCACAGAAAGTTACGAAAGAGTTTCATGCATTACTGCAGGAAGTCATGACCTTCAAACAGCTCGGTTCCGGTTGGGTGCCACTTACTGTTGATATCAACAGTGGCAAAAATTGGGCCGTAGCACACTAAAGGAGAACACCGTGTCAAAGTTAGGTGACAGACCACAAAACAAAAAAGGTGCGGGCCAGTATCACAAAGAAAGTCGTTTACGGAGAAGCGAGAGTGCTTCTCGGTTGTACCGACTGACTTTGCAATCGGTGGATACAATGGCCGCACGTTGGGAGCAAGTGGCCGAAACAATCAATGTGCTTCTTGATATCATGCCATCCCAGATTCGTGATAAGCACATTCGTTTTAGAAGGAGAAAACGGTAATTATGCCACAGGAAAACAACAAGTCTCTTCGTGATGACAGTTTGCAAGCCGCATCCGAAGGGGCAATTGAATCAACGGCTCGTGATCTGATCGATGGAGCTACCATCAGCATCTGTCGATATGTGAATACGACGGCCGGTGATGTGATTGTTGCCAATCCGGACCTTGCCATCCGTAGTAAGTTGCTTGATCTACTGGTGGCTTACGAAGAAAGGAAAAAAGCGTAATGCGGGCACGTGTGATTTACAACATGAAAGATCGCACAACGTATCAGTTTGATGTTGAAGGTGATGATCAACGGGCATGGCTGCGGGCCGGTGAGAAGGAATTGGTGGCGGTTTTAGTGGAACGTAATCGTGTAGGAACCACTGGAGCTATTATCGACACCTTCCAAACCATTCCGGAAGCGGCCGGTCCGGGTCAAGACAAGCAAGACGGCATCGCCATTCGGTCAACGTTGCAAAAAGTGCGGTTAGACCTGTTGCCCACAGCACCATTAGCCATGGTCGCACGTGTTTTTACTTTTGGTGCCTATAATTATGGTGACCAAAATTGGCGTGGTGGTTTTGCATGGTCACGTTGTATTGGCGCAGCGAAACGTCATATCATGAAGTGGGAAATGGGACAAGATGCGGATGAAGAATCTAATCTGAATCATTTGGCCCATGCGGTTGCCAATCTTTTGTTCTTACTGGAATTCCAATTGCTGGGATTGGGAACCGATGATCGTGTGAAATACGACCCTAAACTCATCGTGGAATTGCTGGCAAGCTTTCCAGTCGATGACAACCGATAGGAGATCGCATGCCGCGAATCGACAAAAGGTATATCTATCTGGCCGGTAAGATAAAAATCGGCCACGGTGCAACAAGTTATCGTGCGGCTGTTGCTCCGTTGTTGCGCAAGCACGGCATTTTCGCACTTGACCCGCTTCGAGGTAAATACGGCATGACCTCATGGAAATCGTTGTCAGATAATGAGGTTGTTGTGCGCGATTTGCAGGACATTGAACGGGCACACGTCGTGTTGGCCGTCATGATGAAATGCGAAGATACCAGTTTCGGTACGCCGTGTGAGATCATGTATGCATGGGAACGGCGTATTCCCGTCATACTCATCACTAATGAACGTTATCTGGCCGAGCATTTTTGGGCGAAATCGTTGTGTTCCAACATCTTTTTCGTCGATGAAGTGGCCGGTCAGACGTTTGATGAGGTGCTGATGCAAGCGATCACACACATCTGCGCGTGGTATGGTGCTCACATCGAAGAAGAGGTCTATGATCAGCCGACGTTGGCGCAAGAAAAACCGTCGTCGGTGTGTAAACATGATGTCAATGGCTTATGCACGTTTGGTGGGGTGAATATGACGTGCAAAGACAATGACGGCACGTGTCCGGAGCGCAAATCATGATTACAATCACACTATTCATGGTTGCGGCCACCGTTTTTACGATTTCGAGCATCTTTCAAATCGTGCGGATGTGTCGTACTGGTTCAGCACGGGATGTGTCGTTCTGGTATATGACTTTGATGACCTTGGGCATTATTGCCACATGGGGCATCGTCATGATCGACCAAAACGGCTTTTACATCCGCGTCGAGCGCACATTAGGCGTTGCTTCCAGTCTGGTCGTTTGGAGTGCCATGCTGCATTTCAAACTGAAAGATCGGAACAAACGGCGACATGACAACGCCATATTTGCATCAGTCGCCGACCAGCTTCGTGAAACGCAGCGTAAAGTGGCCCATCTTGAACGCGAAAATGGGGCATTTAAAACGAAAGATATGCAACAGCGTCGCACGTTAGCCGCTTTACATGAACGTGCGGCTGAACGTAATGCCTATGTTGAAACGTTGCTGGAGGTGTTGCATAACCATGGCATCACCATCACACCACCCATTCATTTCGTGAAAGGGGATGCCCCTAATGCGAACGCCAGTTGACGTTATCTTCGGTGGACAATACGGTAGCGAAGGAAAAGGCGTAATTGCTGCGTTCCTTGCTACCGATTACGACGTACACGTGCGTGTGGGTGCGCCGAATGCGGGCCATTCTTTCCTCGGACCTGATCGGGAACTGTGGAAGATGCAAACTGTGCCGTGCGGCTGGGTAAATCCCAAGGCTGTGTTAATCATCGGCCGTGGTGGATTGATCGACCCCAGAATCATGCGTGCGGAAGTGGAGGCTATTGCCCGTATCGACAGCACCATTTATGCGCGTCTGTACGTCGATGCCAAATGTGGTGTGCTCGATTCGCAATTCCACCGACAGGAAGGTGGCGTGGATGGGGAAATGCACAAGCGTATCGGTTCGACGGGTGAAGGTGTCGGACCCGCACGTGAGGCCCGCATCAGTCGTGACCCCAGCCGCTTCCGTCTGTATTCGGACCTGTCGATCGAAGACCCGTGGTTTGCTCAATTCCAGATGGAAAATACGCCGTTCGTGATCAACCAATTGCGGCTCAATGCCAACCGCGTGCTGCTGGAAGGTGCACAAGGTCAAGGCTTGTCACTCATCCATGGCCCGTGGCCGTTTTGCACCTCGACTGACCCCGGACCGGCTCAATTGTGCGCCGACGTTGGCATTCCACCGACCGAACTCGGACGTGTGATAGCCTGTATGCGTACATTTCCGATTCGTGTGGCTGGGAACAGTGGCCCGTTGCCCAACGAAACGACGTGGGAAGCGATGTCCCAGCGTTTGGGTAAGTCCATCGAAGAGCGAACCACCGTTACCAAGAAGATACGACGTGTGGCTTTCTGGGATGATAATGTTGCCGACATGTGTCGCATTATTCATCGACCGACCGATATCGCCTTGACGTTCATGGATTATATCAACCCGGTCGATGCCGGTGTCAACTGTTATAATTCGCTGTCGGTCGAATCCCAGCAGTTCATCACACGCGTTGAACAAGTGATGCAGGCTCACGTTTCGTTCGTTGCCACTGGTGGACCGAAACTAAGAGTTTTTAGGAGACCCTAATGAATCGGGCTGAATATATGCGCGAATGGAGTCAACGGCCGAGAGTAAAAGCACGTAGATTACAGCAACAGCGCGAACGACGTCAACGACCGGAGATAAAAGTGCAACAGCACGAACACTATCAACAGATGAAGGTAAAGGCGTACCAACGCATCGGCGGTGCCCGCTGTGTGCTATGTGGCTGCGAAGAACCGATTTTTCTTACTGTTGACCATGCCGACGGTAATGGTCATCTACATCGCCAACAGATGTGTGGTCGTCGTGCGGGTAATGGTCATATGCCTGAATGGATACTTAAGGCCACTAATACTGAACTTGCCAAATGGCATTTACGTGTCTTGTGCGGCTCCTGCCAAAAGGCCACACAACATAGTAATGATGCCGAAGTTCGTGCTGCTGCCAAACGTGAGCATAAACGAATTAGGAGTACGAAGTGATACTTCGATATCCTGAGTTTTGCTATGTGGACACAGCGATTGGTGGGGCTACCAATCGCAACCATATCGTCGATATCAATGATCTGTCGATATCGGTCGACGCCGTTGACACGTACACGACCATGTTTCGCTTCCAACAGGAGTATAAAGAACATGTCGAGTTGACAGGTAGTGTACGAGGAGCCGACCGGTTTGTCGTGTGGTCCGATTTTCTGTGGTTCGACATTGACGCACTTGATGTGTCGGATGCGACTCTTAACATGCAGACATTGTTGCGTGGATTTAAATCCATGGGCGTGTTGGAGCATGTGGTCGTGTTTTTTTCCGGCAGTAAAGGCTATCACATCGGCGTAGATGCGGGCGTATTCGGCTTTGAGCCGTCACAAACGTTGCCCGATCAGATGCGCCGTACGGCCGTTCAAATCGCATCGTTGTTTAACATCGACTTGCTTGATGTGAAGGTGTACAATCACAACCGTTTATGGCGTGTGGTTGATACCATCCATGGCAAGACGCAATTGCGCAAAACGGCACTCGACCCGTCCAAAGCCATTAATATGACGGTCGACGAGATCAAGCGGGCCGCTTCATCCGGCAAGAGTAGGCGTCGTCCACGTCACATAGTTTGTGACAACGCTGAATCAGTGGAAACGTTAGTGCGACTTGCCCGCGAAGCCAGTGCGGGTGTGGTCAAGAAAAGCGCGAACTGGGACGCACCTCCGCTGTCGGATAGACGCGCAAAGCTGATTAACGCAGGACTTAGTTATTTACTTGAACACGGTGTTGCCAAAGGCACACGTGATAACGAGGCATTGTTACGTGCTTCGGAGTGTCGCAAGGTAGGTATTGAGAAAAATGAGTGTCTGGCCAAATTGAACGGCTGGAATGCGTTGAACCATCCACCGCTTACTGATGATGACTTACAGCGTGTGGTTGATTCGGCGTATACCGGTCCCGGTTACGATTTTGGCACGAACCATGATTCTCTTCGCATGGCCCGCATCCAAGGTGAGCGGACGATGGAAGAAATCAATGTAGATAAACTGTTGAATGACGATCAATCATCCGATGAGGAAGAAAAGATCGTTAAACGTCCTTATACGCTTGCCGAAATTCTGGCCGGTGGATACGAGCCACAGCCACTGGAAGTGGTGGGTGAGTGGTTTTCATGGCGTAAACGCATCACACTGGTGGTGGGCCGCGAAAAGTACAGTGGCAAATCGACGCTGTGTACTTTCGAGGCCATGGCCGCAATGAAACGCGGCTTACGTGTGATGTGGATTTCGCCTGATGAGCCACAAGAGGACATCGTTTATCGGTTCGTTAAGGCCGGTGCTCCAACTTATTCCACCCAGCTATTCATCGTGGGTGATGCCATGGTGCCGAGCAGTTGGAAACAGTTGGCGCAGTTCGTTGCCGACGTACGACCCGATCTCATCATTCTTGATTCGATTCACTCATTGTTTCCCCTATTAAGTGAAAAAGGAACGGTGCCAGATAGCTCGGAAAGTGCGGCTTGGCAAAAATTGGTGTCGTGTTTGCGCCCGTTGGCCATCGCCATTGATGCGGCCGTCGTGTGGATTCACCATGCCAATAAAGCGACAAGTCTATCATCTGGGTCAATCGGCATTACGGCCGGTGTAGACATCATCATTAACGTCGGCACCAGTCGCAAAGACAATCGTCGCACGTTGCAATATTTAGGTCGTCGTGTCAGTGCGAAAATGAACTGCGCTTTAGATTACCTTGGTGAAGAACAAGGTTACGAACGCGTTAAAGATTGGAGTCAGGAGGCTCAACATATGAAAGATGAAAAGTCCAAAACGGAAATGGCGCGGGATTGGGTTACGGAATTCATTGCCCAACACAAAGGTGATGAATTCACCGCAGCCGAAAGTGATGCGGCTTACTTGGCACAGTTTAACGAAGACCCCAAGAAAGGTGACATGATGAAAAAGGCACGCGCTTGGGCGTGTGATGTGGGTTTATGTCGTCTACCTAAAACGCGTCGCATGGTGGATGGTAAGCCCACGGCTTTTTATCAAATACTGCGACGTGATCTACCTACCACTACCAACGATCTTCTCGATGAGGCCGATGATGTTTAATAAAAAGGAGTATATGTCTATTTACAGACTGCTACCCCATGTGCAAAAAGCAAAGAAAACGTGGCGACGGAATAACCGCCATCAGACACGTATACGCCAAAATGCGGCCAATTTTTGGTGTAAATTGTGGGTACTGACTATCCTTGGTGGCAAGTGTGAATTGTGTGGTTGTTCCAACCCGTTAATGCTAACGCTTGATCACCGTTTGGGTGATAGTGCTGCACACCGTCGTAAAGTGGGTGGAAATTCGCAAACTATGTATCGTATTGTACTTAAGGCGGGCTGTCCTACAACACGTTATCGTGTGCTGTGTGGTTCTTGCAATTTAGCCGTGTCTAACTACGGTGAAGTTGTAATAAAAAGGTCGTTGTTATGAAGAATGATATGGCCCCTAAGTGGTCAAAGGAAATGCGCACGTTCATCGTCGGCGAATTGGCCAAATGGACACCCTATAAAGAGGTGTGGGAACGTGTGACTTCCAAAAGTCTGACCGAAGATGTCGGTTTGGGGCCGTTGGACCCGAAGGTCTTCAATTATGGTATGTTTCGTGCACGTTGTAAGCGCATTCCCAAAGCGGTGATTGCCAAGGCGCACGAAGAGTATCTTACCAGTTTTGACGGCATTCGTTGGGCCAACGACAAGAATCGCATTCAGGGTCTATCTGATTTGATCGATCGTGTGAATGAACAACTCGACGACGGCGATTTCGACAAGAATACCACCGGCACGATGGCCCAACTGGTCGTTGCCTTACGTGGCATACATGAGCAAATGCGTAAGGAGGTCCAAGCCGACCTTGATCGGGCCGCGTTATCAGCAAGCGGCGTGCGGGTGCTGTTGACCAACCCACGCAACGTGACGATCGACGTTGGCTATATGAACGAAATGATCATGGTTTGTCGTACTGAAATAGGTGGACTGCACAATCTTGATTTTACTGCCTTGAGTGTGACTGAACTCGGACAACTTAAGCAGGTAATCGAGCGTGTGCTGGAAGCTAAAATCAGTGCGGCCACACAAATCGAAATCGTCGAGGAGGTCGATGATGAGGATGTGTGATGCCATATGTGACCCAAAATATGGTCCACAAATACGAAGTTATATCGAAGAGGAAATCATGGCGTATGTTCCGGGTATGATTGAAAATGCACAACGTGATATGACGTTAGTGCAACACTGGAATATAAATCGCTATCGTGTACGGCAATATGTTTTTGCTCTGGAAGAACAAAATACTCTTGATTTTCCTTTTGGTAGGTTAAAGGAATTTCGGTGGAGTAGATGTGCCAATTGTCCAACCGACGCATATTCTGACCAACGTTGCCGAACATGCCATTGGCAGGTATGCATACTAAAAGACGTAGGTACATGTTGGCATATGGTGGATCCTCAAATGGAGTGTCGGTAATGCCAATAGATCAAAACAAAAAGTTGAGCGGTTGGGGTGATGCCGATGTTCAGTACCAGCGCATGCAGAAAAAATTGGCCGCATTCATGCGCATCGGTGGTGAATGTCGCTGTGAAACGTGTGGCTGTCGAGAGCCGGAAATGTTGACCATCCATTACACCGACCGCAACAAAATCGAACACTGGATGGAACAATGTATCTTAACTGATGCAGCCATGCATGAATGGGTACTTCGAATTCCCGTTCTTACGCTGGTTTTCACACATCTGTGCGTGCTGTGCGGCTCCTGTGATCGCATGGCCGAAACGCATGGTTACGACGAAGTTCGTGCGGCTGTCGCTCGTGAACACAGCCGCATAAAAGGTAATTTAGTCTAAGGAGATCACATGTACACACTGCTTAGTTCCATCGTCATTGCGCTGGTCATTCTCTTTCTGGTCGTTTTTGCGGCCATGGCCCAGATGCAACGTGCTCGTAATGCGCATTTCCGGATGGTCGATGCCAAATATCGGGCCATGCAACGCGAAGTGGAAACGTATCGTACGACCAGACAACATGAAGCCATTCAATCAGCCCATTTTCGCCGATTGTACAAGGCCGCATTGGACGTTTACGAGGCTGGAAATTGGGTGTTACATAATCCGTCCACCAAGTTTGAGACGGGCAACCGTACGGAAGCGGACCTTTTCAAGCGATTGTGCAACGCGCTGGATGGGAAACCGGAAGCGGCTCCTGTTCCCACTCCGGAGCAAGGACGGCCGGAGTGATCACACCCAATATCAGCGAATACGTTTTGGTGCGTGGGCGTACGGGCACCCTGCCGCAAATAGTGACGGACCGTCTGCAAAACGGCTGGCAATTGCTGGGTCAGCCGTTTCGCACGGGTAACCGCATTCGATTTTTGCCGGAAGGTTGCAGTGGTCATGGTGATTGGCTATACACCAATGAAATCGCCCAAGCCATGGTACGGAGTGCGATTGATGTGCTGCCTCCGCCATTAACCGTTTCGGATGAGGGCGTGCCACCGATCGTCGTTGAACTGGACGATAAGGACCAATCAAAACAACAATTTGCCTACGTACGACCTATGTTTCGCCGTGGTCGCTGGTACAGACGTGGGAGGTCGCAATCATGAGCATAGATCGATTTCATGCAAGAAAGATCGTATCCTATGAACATCATGGACACGTGGCCTTCGTATTCGAAGAGCTTAAAGGCAAACACCATGAGTGTTGTCTATGTTGGCGTTGTGATCGGTTCAAACCGGCCGACCGTGTGGCCAACTGTCCCATTGCCAACACACTATATGCTGCCTGTGTTAAGTACAACCTCGTCACCCCGGTGTTTGAGTGTCCGGAGTTCAAGGAGAAAACAGCATGACCGTAGAACGGTTACACATCAGCTACGGCGGGTATCTCCTGACGTGCTTACGGTTGTACGGCGTGCCGGAGCAGGAATGCGAAGACGTTAGACAGGACATTTATTTGCGTCTGTTGGAATCGAAACGCAAAATTAGTGACGATAACATCAAAGGTTTCTGTTCCAAAATCGCACGTGATGCAGCCGTCGATTTCAAGCGCAAATCGGACCGTACGCCGACCATGGAGAGCATGTCGATCGTGGACGAGCACGGCATGACCAGTATGCATCCCGAACTCGACGCGCAAGCCTTGGCCCGTTGGGAAACGATGATCGCCAATCCGAATAAGGAGCGCATCGAGCAAGCCTTGGAGTTAGCCCAGATGTACGAATGTCAACCCGGTGGGCCAACTGCCTATGAAGTCATCGATGACCTATTATTTGGGTTGTCGATGGAACAAATTGGTGAGAAACACAATGTAGCTAAAGCCACCATTTCACGCTGGATGAGTGACTGGTACGTGTGGATAAAGGAGCAGTTGTCCTGATACTCCTACCTTGACGCTGGGACCAGTCCACGGACTGGTCCCAGCATTCCCCTGAAATACGCGGGTACCTGTCCCCATTGTTCAAAGTACCCACGGTACCCACGGTACTTGCGGTATGCGGACGTTTCTTACATACAGTACCCACGGTACCCGTCATCCCGAAGAACATATTGAAACACCTATATTTTTAACTATTTTCGCCCAAGCGGGTACCGTAGGTACCATGAGTACCTGTAGGAATATCCTACGGAATAGGGGTACCCGTTTCAAATGGTCTCTGTGGACATTAAAATCACACTCGAAGGTAAGGAGGTCATATATATGCAAAATGACGACCAGTTAGTGATCACTAAGTTGCTCTTTTTATGAAACGCTGGCCTGTTTCGTACGGATAAACTTATAAGAACGGGCGATGTCGGCATAAGGCCACCGTCACTCCAAGTCATAGCGGTTTGCAACCACAACGACCTCTGGGAAACGGCTGAGCAGCCAACACCACTTGTGTAAACGAAGAAATTCACACGCAACGGAGCAGGTTATGTAATGCACAAATTAAACGACACCTATCGCAACGTCGGTCGTCGTGGTCCGCTTCACACGAAGAAACGATTTGCCAATGTGACGATCAGGGAATTGGCCTACTGGCACCCAAATTCCGTTTATGCGTCTCTTCTATCAACGGCCAACTGGATGAGCCAACTCGACATTTCACCCCAAGCGAAACGACTTTCACGTTTGCAGGGCCGTCAATTCGTCGCTGCCGTCGATGTGATTCTCTCTTGAAAGCAGGACATCGTGACCAATGATGACCGTAAATTGATTCGCAATCTTTGTTCCAAGTTGGATAGACAGAAAGAACAGGGAACGGAGATCATCCTTCGCTTGCAAGCGTTACAAAGCACGTTCGTCCGGCTGATAGATAGTTTGATTAGGGCTGCCAACTCCGCCGTCATTGAAACTGAACCTGAATCACCCGGTTTGCAAAGCGATCACATTGATGAAAAATCTACCGATTGAAATTAAAATCCACACGCTATTAAAAGGTATAATCTGGGAAGCACTCGGAGTTTTGATCTTGGGTACTTATCTTCTTTATACCACAGGCAAGTGGAGTGACGCGTTGTCGATCGGCGTCGGTTATCCGTTGTTTCGTGCTTTCGCCTATTATCCGTACGAAAGAATTTTCAAACGCGTTCAACGTAAGAGACGCGCACACACCCAATAGACTACTCACATTAGGAGACACCGCAAATGTCACATCCTATAAGATTTTTACCCTTGGGCGATCGAGTCTTGGTTGATGTCACACCCGTTGAAGAAACGACCAAATCGGGTTTGATCGTCGTCCGTTCACAAACGGAATCGATTCCCACTATTGGCACTGTCGTTGCCATTGGCCGTGGTCGTTATGATAATGGCGAACTTTCGCCGATGACGGTGGAAGTCGGCGATCGTGTGATCTGGGGTAAGTTTGCCGGAGTCAACGTCGAAATCGACGGCCGGTCTTATCTGCTCATGCACGAAGGTGACATCAGTGGGGTGTTGGGCACGGAGGCCGGATGATCACACATCTTACACCCAAGATGGTTTTGGTTTTATGGCAAGATTGCCAATCACATGAAGGTTGGAATGACTTACCCAAAGACGACGCGGACGTGGCCTTGCCGTTGATTGAAACGGTCGGTTGGTTGATCGCTGAATCACCCACTGTGGTTTGCGTTGCCAGCAGTTTCGATTCTTCCAATGAATCGGCTTGCATGCGAATGGACATTCCACGTGCGACGATCGTGCAGATACAGGAACTGGACGTGCTCCGTAACGTGCGTAATGCGTACAAGGAGCAAAAATGAAATGTGATCATCCCAACGGCTGCACAGTTGATGCAATTGTCGTTAGCATCATGTTTGGTGTATTGGCTACCATGTTTGTAACCCATGTGGCTACGTGGGTTATGGCTTTAATTGCTTGTGTGATTGTACACACAATTAAAGAACGTCATGCCATCGACTACGAAAGCAGCAAGACATCTTTTGGCTATTTTGAGTTCAGCATCGGCCTTGAAGGATACGAAGCACGTGACTTTGATTTGACTCTCTCCTTTCACCCGCAGTATGTAACAATTCACATTTCACTGTGGTTTATCACTTTCTACGTCAGTTGGTCGATGTACGGCACGCATGCCGATTGCGCCGACGACATGGCCAAACGGGAAGAGGAGATCACATTATGATGCTGATCACACATCTGATCACCAAGGGTAACGTCTGGCAACGCGGCAACGTTGACCCTACGCCGTTGATCGTCGGCGAAGTCTATGACGATGCAGTGTTGGCCATGATGCCCGATCGCCGCGCCGTCATCATTCCGCGTTATCTGGTGGAAACGCCAATTCTGTGTTGCCCCATCTGTGGAAAGGCAGCGTTACTCAAGGAAAAACGATTTTCCAAGGACGAATACACCGAATGTCCCGACTATAACCGCCACATGTATGAAAAACTTTATGCCGCATCACACGACGTTAAAAACCACAGTCGTGCAGCGCGTCGTTCGATGTGGAAACAGGCGGGCCGTCACTTGGCGGAGTGGAAAAAACC